GAACGCTTTCCCGGTCTTCAGCCTTCCGGAGCGCGGTAAGGTTGTCGAACTCCCGGTCCTCGGCTTCTTTCAGGTCATCGCAGGATTTAAGCCATCCAAGGGCCATAATCACAATGATGACAAATGCGACTATTGGTGCGGTTAACTTCATATTTCAGGGTATTTATCAAGTAGCTTTTTGACTGATTTGGCGGTGTCTGGATACGTCAGACACAAAAAGATTGTTTCGGCAGCTACCAACAACGTCTTCCAGCTCGCTGGCCTCATCCGTATGCGTCTCGCATTCGACAAGGCTAACGTTCCAGCAGAAGGTCGTGTCTTCATCTGTGATCCAGTCGTAGAGGCAACTCTGAACGGTCTGGTAACTATCACTCATGACGTAAGCGCCTTTGGTGAGTCCATCCTGAAAGATGGTCTAGCCCGCGGTCAGAAGTTTGTGATGAACCTGTTTGGTTGGAACATCATCACCTCTAACCGTCTGCCTATCGGTACTTACAACGATGGTACTACTACTCTCGTTGGTGGTGTTGGCAACATCTTCATGTGCGTTCTGGATGACCAGACCAAGCCAGTTATGGCAGCATGGCGTCGGATGCCTAAGTCTGAAGGCGAACGTAACAAAGATCGCGCTCGTGATGAGCACGTAGTACGCAGCCGTTATGGCTTCGGTATTCAACGTGTTGATACCATGGGTATCTACGTCACTTCCGCTGTTAACATTGCCTAAGGAGAAATAACATGGCTGGTTTTGAAAACTCTGCGGGCCTTGGTGTCCGCAACTGGTACGGTCCTCGTAAGACCGGTGGTGTTCGGGGCTTCATTAAGACCGAAGGCTATCGTAATGATTACGAAGTTGACCTTACCATCACTGGTATTCCTTTCATCCATCCCATCTCTAAAGGTGGTATTTGGATTACGAAGGTAGATACTAGTTTTGTTACTGGTACGGTAACAGCATTGACTATTGGCGGTGTAGCTGTGTTTGCAGCTACTGATGCCGCTCCAGTCTTTCTGGCTGCTGCTAACACTGGTGTAATCGTTGTTACTGGCGGCACTGCTGGTCCAGTAATCATCAGTTCCAAGAACGTTGCTGGCACATAAGGAGCTTTAGATGGCTTCTACAATCCATGCAAAACGGGTCTTCTATAAGGCCCAAACGGGACTGGCTAGCAATTCGATTGCCGAGCTTGAAGCAGCTTACTTTGAAGGCCTTACGGCTGGCACTGTAGCAGCCTCTCCAGTAGCTACCGTAACCGTTGCAGGTAGTGTAAAGAAAGCAGCTACAGTGGCTAACGCTACTGACGCTGCCTCTGTCATTACTCAACTTAACCTCTTGCTTACTAACATGCGTGCCGCAGGCCAGATTGTTTAAGTAGGGTGGTAGAGGGCTGCCCTAAAAAGCAGCCCTTTTTTATTGGAGAAATTATGGAACACTTAATCATTCCAGATGCCCAGAGGCATGAGGCAAAGGGAGCCTCTACAGCAGCAGTCAACACTGTCTGCAAGTCTAATGGGGATGGCACTACAACCTTTGCCCTAGTTAACTACTCAGAGCTGACTAACCGCCCTTCTGTCACAGGTTACACTAGGGTATTGACTCAGGCGTCTTCTGTAGCCTCTCAAGCTCCAGCGGCAGTGAATACTCCCTTGCAAATTGAGTTTGGCCCAGCACAAACGAATGCCAACGTCACTACTACTGCTGCGGGTCTTCTTACTTTCAACGTAGCAGGTCAGTATCAAGTCTCTACATTCATGCGCTTTGGTCGAACCTCTGGCACTGGTGTAGCAATCTTGTTTAGCCGAGTGTTGATTGATGGTGCTCAGACACTTAACTCAAACTCGCTTATGCTCGATAACGCCTCAACAATCTTTCCTGTAATCGTTACCCTTAACATCACAGCAACTGCTGGCATGACCATGCAATGGCAGATTTATCGTGATAGTGCAGGGATTAACAACGGTGGTTTGATTGCACAGACTCCAACACTCTCTGGTTGGAACGTATCTCCTACAGCAACTCTGGTTGTAGATAAGTTTACTGGGGTGTCTGCATGAAGATGACTCTGCTCGAACTCGTACAAGACATTTTGTCTGACATGGATTCAGATGAAGTCAACTCTATTAGCGACACTGCTGAGTCTGAGCAAGTAGCACAGATTGTAAAGTCTACCTTCTACGCTCAGATGAACACTCGCAACTGGCCGCATACACGCAAGCTCATTAAGCTTGTGGCGTCTGGTGATGACTCTCTGCCTACACACACTAAGCTAGCGGACGCTGTTAAAGAGTTGGTTAGCGTACGATACAATTGTGTTAGGGCAGGGGAGACTAAGCGCTCTTACAAAGACATCAAGTATAAAGACCCTGATGACTTCTTGCGCATTACAAATCGAAGGAACAGTGATGAGGCTAACGTAGACATCATTGTGGACCCAACTGGTGTAGAGCTTCTGATTGTAAACAATCAAGCCCCAACCTACTTGACCTCCTTTGATGATGTCACCATTGTCTTTGACTCCTATGATTCCGCTGTAGATGACACAATTCAGAATAGCAAGATTCAAGCTATGGGCTATGTCATCCCTGAGTGGTCTACTGAAGATGACTTCATCCCAGACTTACCTGATGAGGCGTTTACTGCTCTGTTGGAAGAGGCTAAGAGTCGAGCTTTCTTCAAACTAAAACAAACTGCTGACAGCAAAGCCGAACAAGAGGCTGGTCGTCAGAATCGCTGGCTCTCCCGAAAGGCTTGGAGAGTGGCTGGTGGTGTTAAGTATCCTTCGTACGGACGCAAAGGAAAGAATTGCTACCGTGACCCAACCTTCCGAGATCAGAACTAATGAAAAGTAAATTAGAGTACAATGGCTATTACATCGAGAACGATGGCACATATGGCCAGAAGCTTATCAAGCCAGTTGGCAAAGGCTCTGTACATTTGTCCCTTCGTGGCAGCTATACCACAGTAGCATTCGCTAAGCGTGCAATTGATGTGTACCTCAGCACGAAGGTAGAAGCTAATGGCAAGATCGACTAATGTTGTAGAAGTTAATAAGTATGTGGCTGGCCTTGTAACAGAGGCCACACCACTTAACTTTCCCGACAACGCTTCTGTAGACGAAGATAACTTTGTACTGAACGTAGATGGCTCTCGTCAACGAAGGTTGGGGATGGACCTAGAGTTTAACTGGGCTTCTGTAGCCACTGGTGTTACAACTCCTGGCGCTGGTGATGTAACTATCACCTCAGCTCGTTGGAAGAACGCTGGTGGAGACCCCAATAAGAATTTGATGGCCATCCAAGTAGGTGATGGCCTACACATCTTCGATATGGATA